AACTATCAATATGAATGGTAGCACACTAACAATCAGTAATACTGGCACATTGTTAGTTAACGGCAGTGAAGTTACTGGTAGTGGTGGTAACGTTAGTTTTGAATATTCTACAGTACAAGAAGGTGTTGACGCTGTAACAGATTTAACCAGATCAGCTGCACAAGTTATTGCAACTCCACAAAAACTTCTTGCAATAGCAACTGCACCCACAAATGCATCTGAAGCTGCAGCTGGAAAAGCAGCGGTACAAAGTTTGATTGATGAAGCTGGTTCTGTAATAAGTCCATTAGATGTGGGAACTGGTCCTTAATATAAAAGTGAATTGAAATATGGCAGACGATATTAGAGAAGAATTACCCAATAGACCTGATACAGACAATGGTTGGACTGAGCCGCTATCAGCTGCATCTACAAAATATCCACCAAAATATCCTTATAATAACATAACACAGACCAAGTCTGGTCATATGTTTGAAATGGATGACACCCCTCAAGGTGAACGTGTCAGAATACATCATCGCTCTGGAACATTTATTGAAATGCATCCGAATGGAGATGAAGTACATAAGATTTATGGTGATGGATATGAAATTATTACTAAAAATAAAAATGTACTGATTAAAGGTGTGTGTAACATTACAATCGAAGGTGATTCTCTTATGCACGTTAAAGGTGATAAAAAAGAAATCATTGATGGTGATTATAATATGATTGTCAAAGGTGACTATACTGTTGTTGTCAAAGGTGAAGGATCAATATTATCAGCAGATGATATGACAGTCGGTGCTGGTGGTGATGTATCTGGTGGTTCACTACATATAAAGACAGGCGATCACTTGCTTATAACTGGTGATTTGGAAGTTGATGGACATTTAGAAGCACTCTCAATTGGTGCTGTTAGAGTTGATGCTAGAGCTGGTCTTTCTTGTGGTGTAGGTGATCCGGGTGATCCACTTAAAGGTAGATTACCAACACCACCTTTAGGAATATTTTCTGCAACTACAGTAACAGCTTTACTTTCTATGGCTGCACCACTTGGAACTTTTGGGGTAATGAATGCTGTATTGATGACTGATACTGTAAATACTGCATTGCATAATTGTCATTTCCACGTTGGTTTCAAAGGACCCACAGGTCCACCAATTCCAAAAATGATTTAAGGATATACTATGGCAACATTATTTGATAGAACAGGTTATAATTTTACAGATAATAGTGGTACAATAACCACATTACCAAACACGGCTATACAACAGATAAGTGCAACTCCAGCTTTGGTGCCAAACCAATGGATGAAAGATGATCTGATAAACAATGATAGCACTGGTTATTATAAGAACCCTGTATCTAATTCGTGTAATACTATTTGGACTACTGCAAACACTCTATGGGTTATTGCAAATAATTTACAAGGTACTGCTAATACAACAGCTTTGTGGACAACAATATACACAACTCTAGGAACTATTGTTGATGCCAATACTGAGATGGTTCAGTTTATAAATCACACAAACAGAATTTCGGGTGTAGTTCCAATTACTGCGAATACTGATGCAGCCTCTAAACCATGTCTTGAACAGGCTATGCAAATTGGTAGAGCATTGACGTATTTGATATATCAAGTTGATGGTCGTGAAGACAATGCGCCAATGTTGGGCAGTTTTACTAGCATTTTAGTGGCAAATACAATTAGTGATTATGCTAATACAATTATAACATATCCAAATACAATTAATAATAGTATATCCACATCATCTATACCGGATGGTGTTGGTGGATACATTACAGTAAATACATCAAATTTAACATACAATACAGTAAATTCAATTTCTACATTCATAACCACTTTACATGACTTACTAAGTGTAAGACGAACACATGATGAGAATTTTTATACAACATCAAATCAACTGGTTAATGAAGCTAAAAACATACGCAGATATTCAAATTTAGGTGCAGCTGAAAACAGTTTAGTTAATAATCTTGTAGGAACTGATAAATTAAAATCCAGGCTTGCTAACCAGTAACATAAATATAAAATGGCAACAGTATCAACACAAACCACAAGAAGATTTCAAGATTTGGATTTGAATTTTAAGATTCATCCGGTCCGAAAAGATATTAATAAACACGTTGGTGAAATGGCAGTAGTCAACTCTGTCAAGAATTTAGTGTCAACTAAACATTATGAGGTGCCATTTCAACCTGATATTGGTTCAAATCTACACAAATTGTTATTTGAACCATTAGATTCAGTTACAGCTACTCTGCTTGAAAGGGAGTTGACTGAAGTTATTAACAATTTTGAGCCTAGAGCTAGTGTGAAAACTGTGAATATAAAATTAAATTATGATAACAATCGTTATGATGTTGAAATGGTATTTAAAGTAATCAATTCAACTAATCCAGTAACAATCAAATTTTTCTTAGATCGAGTTAGATAAATGGCAGATAATCGTTTACAGGTTGCAGAACTTGATTTTGACACGATCAAGACCAACTTAAAATCATATTTACAACAACAGTCAGAATTTCAAGATTACGATTTTGAAGGATCTGGTCTTAATGTTTTAATTAATCTTTTAGCATACAATACACACTACAACGCTTACTATTTGAATATGGTAGCGAATGAATCGTTTTTAGATACGGCATTATTAAGAGATTCTGTAGTATCACACGCAAAGACTTTGGGTTACGTTCCATATTCTAAAACTGCGGCCATTGCGGCAGTAAATGTCACTATTGAATCTGGTAGTTCTGTTGTAGACACTTTAACAATACCAAAAGGTTTTAGATTCTTATCTGAAACTATTGACAATAATTCTTACATTTTTAATGTAATGGCTGATGCAACTGTTACTAAATCTGGAACACAATACTTCTTTGAAAATTTGGAAATAAAAGAAGGTGAATTTACTACCTATTCTTTTACTCAATCTGACAACTCTAATCCAAAAAGTATATTTGAGATTCCGGATGCCAATATTGATACTAATACACTTAGCGTAACTGTTAGGCCATCTTCTGGAAATTCACAAGTCACAATTTACAACTCTGTGCGAGATGTTTTAGATGTTACCGCACAATCAGAAATTTATTTCTTACAAGAATCTAAATCTGGTAAATATAAAATATATTTTGGTGATGGATATATTGGTAAAAAAATTAACGATGGTGCAGTAGTCACAGTAACTTACTTGTCAACATCTGGTTCATTAGCCAATAAAGCATCTGCATTTACTGTAGGTAGTGATCTTGGTGGCACATATACAATAACAGTTAATACTGCTAGTGTAGCTTCTGGTGGTGCGGGTAGAGAAACTGTTAGTGAAATTAAATACAATGCATCTTCTCAATTTGCAACACAAAATAGATTGGTAACATTTAAAGATTATGAATCTTATATCACAAGAAACTATCCACAACTGAGTTCAATTTCAGTATGGGGTGGTGAAGATCAAATACCACCAGTCTATGGTAAAGTTTTTGTTTCGATTAAGCCAAAACAAGGATATTATCTTTCGCAATTTGAAAAACAAAGAATTTTGAATGATATTATATCACCAAAATCTATTGTCTCAGTTCAAACTCAATTTGCAGATCCAGAATACTTGTATCTATTGGTAAGTAATTACATTCAGTATGATCCAAAAAGAACTACATTAAGTGAAAATGCTATTAAAACAAATATCACTAATGCAATTGTAAATTATAAGAATGCAAATCTAGATAAATTTGCGACTAGATTTATTCTTTCAAAATTACAAGAAGCTATTAATGCGGTAAGTTTAAATTCTATTATCGGTTCTGAAACTATTGTGCGTTTACAGAAAAGATTACTGCCAATTTTAAATCAAAGTAAAAATTATACAATCAACTACAATGCACCATTGCATCGTGGAACAATCACAAACAAACTTACATCAACATCATTTAATGTTTATGACACAAATGGTGTAGAACGTACTGTAGTTTTTGATGAAATTGAACAGGCCTATTCTGGAGTTAACTCTATACAATTAACAGACGCTGGTTCTGGATATGTTACTGCACCTACAGTAACGATTGTTGGTGATGGATCCGGAGCAGAAGCGGAAGCTGTTCTTTTAAATGGCCGCATTCAAACAATTAATATGGTAAAAAGAGGTATAGGATACACAAGAGCTCTTGTGACTATTTCCGGTGGTAGTGGTTATGGTGCAACTGGCGTTGCTGTTATTGATGGTAGAATTGGTACAATAAGAACCATCTACTATGATTCAAATGCTGAAAGACAAATTGTTGATGATAATGTTGGATTTATTGATTATGATAATGGCATCATTCAAATTTATGATATCAATATTCTATCTGTAGGTTCACCAGATGGTTACATTCGCATAGCTGTAGAGTCTGAAAAAACTATTGTTGAAACTATTCGAAACACAATCATTACAATAGATGAAACAGATCCTACTGCTATTACGATTGAATTAGTTAAAGCTTCTAGTTAATTAAATGTCTGATTTAAAAAC